GGAACTCTTTCCACCCGTGACCGGGCCGCGCTGACCCCGCAGGACGATGCCGCGGTGCTGGCGCAGGCCCTCGAACGCTTCCGCCAGGCCAGTGAGGCAGAAGCCGCCGAACGGGCGCAGCAACTCGAAGCCTTGCGCTTTCGCTCAGGTGATCACAGCGTTGCGGCGATGCGTGGGGCTGGTGGCGAGGCGTATCCTGCGCCGACGATGACGGTGGACCGTCAGTCCGCCTTCCTGAAGCAGACCGTGAACGCCTACCGCCGTGCCCCGCTGAGTATCCGCGTGCGGCCCAAGTCTGGTGGCGCCACGAAACAGGTGGCGGACGTGCTTGAGGGCAAGATCCGGGAGATAGAACAGGAATCAGAAAGTGAGATTGCCTACACGGTCGCCCTGGACCAGGCGGCCGGGCAGGGCCTCGGCTATTTTCGCCTCGTGACTGACTGGGTGGACTCGCACAGCTTTGAGCAAACGCTGCGTATCTGCCCGATTTACTCGCGCTTTACGGTGTACGCGGACCCCACCTCGCGCCACCCAGCGGGCCTGGACCTGGGCTGGGCGTTTGTGGTTGAGCGCCTCAGCCGTGATGCCTTCCGCAGCCAGTCCGGGGTGGAGCCTGCCCCCGCCTCGCAGTGGTCTGGCACCGGCGATGACGTGTGGTACAGCGTCGATGATGTGCAGGTGGCCGATTACTTTTACAAGACGTGGGACGAAACCGAGCTGGTGCAGTTCCCCAACGGCACGGTGGTGCCGACGAAGGGCATTGGCGAGATCGACCCAACCTGGCCGAAGCGCACGAGCCGTATCCCCACGGTCTGGTGGGCCAAGATGTGCGGCTCAGCGGTGCTCTCCAAGACGCGATGGCTCGGGCAGTATATTCCTCTCATCCGTGTTGAAGGCACGCGATTAGACGTGGACGGGCAGACCATCCGTACCGGGATCATCCAGCAGACGTTGACCTCCCAACTCGCGTATGACTACGCCTTCTGCGCTGAGATGGAGGCCCTGGCGCTGGCGCCCAAAGCGCCCTACATCGCGGCCGCCGAGCAGATTGCCGAATACAAAGACTACTGGGACCGCGCCAATGATCCGTACCGGCCGTATCTGCCGTATAAGCCGATTCCGGGCATTCCGCCGCCGCAGCGGCAGTCAGTAGAACCGGCGATACAAGCCTTGACCCTGGCGAGGCAGCAGGCGGCAGAGGATATGCGCGCGGTGTTAGGGGTCTTTTCCGCCTCCCTTGGCGAGCCATCCAATGAACGCAGTGGCGTTGCGATTGACGCGAGGAAGGTCGAGGGAGATCAAGCCACCTACCACTTCCCAGCGAATCTTGCCTGGTCCATCCGGGCGGTAGGTCTACAGATAGTCGATATACTTCCTAAGCTCTACTCGCGTCCGACAACGCTGAGACAGGTTGGTACTGATGGCAGCGTCCAGATGACCAAAGTGAATCAAATGGACGCGCAGAGCGAGGATGAGCAGCGGCTGCTGAGCAAGGGCTCCTATGACGTTACGGTCTCGTCTGGCCCGAGCTATGAGACGAACCGTATGGAGGCTGCCGAGAAGCTTGGCACCATGCTTGCCGCTGTCCAACCTGAAGTGCAGTCCTATTTTCTCGACATGTGGGCAGGCACGCTCGACTTTCCCAACTCTGATGAACTGGCGCAACGCTTCCGTACCCTGGTCCCGCCTGCCGCGTTATCTGCTACTGAGAGCAAACAGCCTGAGCAACAGGTCGTGCAACTTCAGAATCAACTGAAGCAAGCCGCTGAGCAACTTCAGATGCTCCAGCAACAGCTACAGCAGACAGCCCAGACAGAGCAAGTAGCCACTCAGCAAATGAAGCTCTTGGAGCAAGAAGTCGCGGCTGCACGCGCGCGATTGGCCGACAAGCAAGCCGAGAATCAGTTGCAGGCTATGAAGCAGCAGCAAGAATATGAGATCGATCTTGCCAAATTGCGTCTTGAAGAACAGAAATTCATGCTTTCGATGCAGCAAAGCCAGAATGGGCAGGTAGAACAGAATGGCGTATAGTATACTTAAGACAGGACATGCAAGGCGGCAATCCTTGCATGTCCCTAATCACACACCACAACTGGATTGGAGTTGCGGCATATGCCTTCCAAGAAGATACCACGTTCTCCTGAGCAGGACGCAGCGCGTAAAGCACAAAAGAAACTTCAGTGGCAACGCTGGTATGAGCGCAATGCCGAGCAAACGCGCGCCAAAAGCCGAGCATGGAAAGCCGCCAATACTGAGCGTCAGCGGGCAAAGAAGGCACAGTACCGCGAGGCACATCAGGCAGAAATCCGTGCCTATCGCCGTGCCTATTATCTTGCGCGTCAGCAAGAAGAGCTGGCCTATGCGCGTGCGTATCGCCAGAATCCAGCGAATCAGCCAGCTATCCACCAGCGGAATAAAGTATGGCGTGCCAGGAATGCGGCTTATATGCGTGCGCTCTGTGCGGCCTGGCTTCGTGCTCATGCGTCGCGGCGTCGTGTGTATACGGCGCGGCGGCGCGCTCGCAAAGCCGCTGCGCCCATCAACGACTTTACGCATGAGCAATGGGAAGTCCTGTGCAAGCGGGTTAAGTATCGGTGCTGCTACTGTGGCGCGAAGGGGACTGCTGAGACGCTCACACCCGATCATCTCACGCCCTACGTCAAGCAGGGCAGCAATACCTTGCACAACGTTTTACCGTGCTGCAGCTCCTGTAATAGCCGCAAGAAAGACCGTGCCGTTCTTAAGCCCGTGCAACCCTTCTTACTGCTGCCAGAGGACCTCGCAGAGTAGGAGCGTCCTATGCCCCCGATAGAAATCATCGAGCGCGGCCCGGACGGCGCGTATGTCACGGTTCCCGACCCTGGCGACGTGCCGGCCAGTCCCCCTGTGGTACCGCAAGGGGAAACGGGCGCGCTGGCTGAAACTGCCCCGGGCAGTACACCTGGGACGCAGGAGGGATCAGCTCCTCAGACGCAAGACGCGCCTCCCCCCGATGACGCGAGCCTGGCAGCATCGCAGTCAGAGGGGGAGGACGCCGACGTGCCCGACGACGCTGCCACCGTGCCCTTCGTCAATCGCCGCATCAAACAACTCAACGCCAAACGCCGTGAGACCGAGAAGCTTTTAGCCGAGGAGCGTCAGCAGAACGCCCTCCGTCAGGCGCAACTCGAAGCGCGGCTCGATACGTTAACGAAAGTCCTGTCCGGTGCTGCCCCAGACGTGCCAGCGTCCCCCGCGCCGCCCAATGGACCTCCGCAAGCCGAGCAGTTCGAGCGCCACGAGGAGTTTGTGCAGGCGGCCGCCCATTACGCCGCGGATCAGCGCTTTCAGCAGGAACGCCAGCAGGCGCAACAGATGCGCTTCCAGCAGGACCTGGTGAGCCGTGAGGCAGCGTTTAAGGCGGCGCATCCGGACTTTGATGCCGTGGTGGACAGGGGTCTGGCGGGTCTCGGTGGCACCTTCCTCCAGCACGCGCTTATGAACATGCCGGATGGCCCGGCCCTGGCCTATACGCTGGCGCAGCAGCCGGAACTGGTGCAGCGTCTGAACGCGCTCCCCCCACCGCTGGTGCTGGTCGAGCTGGGCCGGTTATCCGCTGCGCCGCAGCCGACCGCTCCTACCCCAGCGGTGGGCTCGGCTGGTGGCGTGGCGCCACCAGTCACCCCGGCGCCACCGCTGCCAGAGCCCATGGCGCCTGTCGGGGGAGGGGGATCGATGGTGCAGCCGACGTATTCTGAGGGCATGTCACAAAAAGACTATGAAACTTGGAGGGCGAGAACGTCACAGATACCATACGTGCGTAGGAGTTAGAGCCATACTGCCACGATGAAACGAGCTGCCATATTTCGCTGCCATTCATAGCTGCCATGGGTACGACAACAACTATGATAGGATAAGTAGAATTATGGCTAGTAATGCTTTTCTCACAATTGGGCAAGTTACGAGGGAATTGTTACTCCATCTCAAAGGCAACCTCGCCTTTACCCGTGGCGTCTCCCGCCAGTGGGAAAGCCAGTTTGCCGTCACCGGCGCCAAGATTGGCGCGCCCTTACAGATTCGCAAGACGCCCAAGTATGCCGTGCAGAGTGGTGCCCCCTTCACGGCACAAAACTACATCGAAGAGTACGTGACCCTCATCATCAACCAGCAGAAGCATGTCGACGTGGAGTTCACCAGCGTCGAGGCGACCCTGTCTCTCGATGATTGGTCCCGGCGTATCGGGAGACCCGCTGCGTCCCGTCTCGCCGCTGAAATCGACAAGGACGGCCTCGCCTGTTACAGCCAGGTGGCGAATAGCGTCATCTCCCCCACGGCGGCCGCCGAAAAATTCTACTGGTACAACGTCGCCCACGCCATCATCATGCAGGAGGGCGGCCCGCAGGACGGCGACTACAGCGTGTGCCTGGAACCGATGGAGCAGGCCGCCGTGGTCAACGCCAATCGGGGCCTGTTCCAGTCCTCGACGCAAATCAAAGAACAGTACGAAGAAGGCATGATGGGGCGCATGGCGGGCGCAACGTGGTATATGGATCAGAACGTCGCGGCGCATACCACAGGGGCACGCGGGGGGACGCCCACCATGAGTGCGGTGGCCGGGCAGACAGGGTCGAGCATCGCCACCATTGCCTGGACCTCGGCGGCAGCCCAGCGCCTGCGGGCGGGTGACGTGTTTCAGATTACCGGCGTGTTTGCGGTCAATCCGCAGACCGGAGCCAGCACCGGGCGGCTGCGGGACTTTGTGGCGACGGCGAACGTCAATAGCGACGCGAGCGGTAACGCCACCATCCCTATCTCCCCTTCGATCATTATCAGCCCTGACCCGCGCCAGACGGTCTCTGCGGCCCCTGCGGCCAATGCGCCACTCATCATGTTAGGCACGGCGTCAACCACGTATGCGCAGAACCTGTACTTCCACAAGAACGCCTTCACCGTGGCGATTGTGCCGCTGGTCATGCCTGAAAGCGGGACGGCAAGTCGCGCCAGTGATGACGAGTTTCGAGCCTCATTAAGACTATGGAAAGATAGCGTAATTGCTACTGATACACATCCTTCTAGGCTAGATTGTCTCTATGGTTGGCTCTGCCAGCAGAGCGAGCTTTGCTGCCGCATATGGTCGGTTCCGGGCGTAACCTAGTAGTCCTACGGTAACGCCTGTCTGGGTTGCCGTGTTTTTTTGTTAGTATACCGTGCATAAGAGGTATCCATGCCCACGAACACGATTCTCACCGCCAGCCTGCCTGGCCTTCCGGAGGTCACGATGACCGAAGACGCCACGCCCTACGGCGACGAACCGCATCGTTTCCCGGCTTATCGCTTCCATGCCACGCTGCCACAGGTCTGCGTCGAGAGCGAGGAGGAGGAGAAAGCGTTGCCCCCTGGCTATCGCGCGACGCCCTACACGGAAGAAGAGGCCGACGCCTACGTCAAAGCCGCCGCTGAGGCCGCGGCGCACGAAGACGAGCCCCATACCAGGCGGAGCCACCGCTAAGGAGGACGTATGCCCGTGCACGAAACCCGTCCCGTGTCCGTGACGATCGAGGCGGACCTGCTGGCGCCCTCGTTTCTTCCGCTCATCGACCTGGCGCCAGGCACCATTGTCATCCCGAATCAGTCGAGCCTGGCCGTGACCGGCTCGCCGCTGCCCATGGAAGTGGCCATGATGCTGTGTAAGCCGGGCACGCTGCTGGGTGATCCGGAAGGCGCCGTACTCCAGGTGGGCGATCATTTCACCGTGCACACCGATCAGCCGTGCGTGCTGGAGGGCAATCTGCCCCCGCTGGCGCAGGGCGGCGTGCTCGGGCTCTTCGTGCCCGTGGTGCTGCTGCTGGCGGGGGCGAAGGTTGAGGGTGTCCTGAGCATTGTGCGTTAGGAGGCATGCATGCCGCAGATTAGCGCACGCAGCATCGGGACCACAGCGCTGCGCCTCCTGGGCGTTGCTGCAGCCGAGGTCCCGCTGAGCGCAGACCAGGCACAAGCCGCTCTCGACGCCCTCAACACACTTTTAGACGCATGGTCAACAGAGAGACTTTTGACCTGGACGAGACCAAGGATATTACTCAGTTTCATCGCAGGCCAGGGCACGTACACGTGGGGCGCAGTTCCCGGCGAGACCACGCCTGCCGACATCCCGCACCCGGCCCCGGTGCGCCTGGAGATCTGCCTGCTTCATATTGGCGGGAGCCCGGCGCAGGAGTGGCCCGTCACCATTTTGACGCAAGAGGACTGGGAAACGCAGATCTGGTTCAAAGACCTGCAAAGCAGTTACGTCGAGTGTGTGTATCTCGAAGACACCGTGCCCTACAACGTGCTGCATTGCTACCCGGTGCCCACAGTAGGGCACACGCTCGCGCTCTTGCCCTGGCAGGCGCACAGCCCGTATGCGAGCTGGGACGCCGTGCTGGAGTGGCCACAGGGCTATGCGAGGGCGTTTCAGGCCAATTTGGCCCTAGAGCTTGCGCCGCAATACATGGTAGAGCCCTCCCCCACGCTGCTACGCATGGCGGAGGAGAGTAAGCGGGCGCTCTGGCCTGTGAACCTGGAGATGGGGCACTTGCGCCTCGACCCGCGGCGTAGAGTTGGGGTGGCAGGGCTCGGGTATAACGCTGATTTCCTTGCAGGGCGCTAGGGGTATGGCTGACACGTACCAGTATCTCCTTGGAGAACACGGGGTCTTTGAGGGCACGCCGGACGAGGTGCAGGCGCGCGGCTTTGACCCGTGGCAATCGCAACTCTTCACGGGCGTCTATAACCGGGGCCAATTTGGGGCCCAGCCCTTCGACTGGTCTGGCTACGGGCTCCCCGGTGGCCAGGACCTGGGCCTGGACTATAGCCCCGGCTATCTGCCGACGCTGCTGGACTGGCGGGCGGGTGCGAAGGCGGGCACGCTCAAGGATGTCGAGCGTGAGCAGTATGACCAGTGGGTGAAAGAGGCGCAGGCCATCCCCCTGCGTGATGTCTCATACCTGGCCTATGACGCGGGGACGTCGGGGACGGGGCAGACGCTTAGTGGCGCGAGTCCCGATCTGGGCGGTCTCATGCTGCGCCTGGCGGACAAGATCGACTCCGGGCAGGCGACGGACCAGGAGCGCAGCCTGTTTCAGACCACCGAGCGGGCGCTGCGTGATCAGAATTGGCGCGCGTCGGTGCCGCAAGCCTCCGACGCCTTTTCCCCCCTCGGCGACAACCTGTTCTCCGCCCTCGGCGTGCTGGGCCTGGGCGCCACCGGCGGGCTTGCCGCTGCCCCCTTGTTTGCGGGCGGCGCTGGTCTGGCCACCACGCTTGGCTCACTCGGCTCTCTGGCCGGCGTCGCGGGCACCGGCGCAGGCGTCCTGGGGCAAGCCACAGACCAGGACTGGCTGTCGAAGCTGGGGCTGGGCCTGGGTCTCTCTCC